AACTGACTAGGAACACCAAAGCATAAAGCTATATCTGTAGTTGCCATGTTCTTTAATGCATGGAAATCCATGTCTTTAGGACTTAAACCCATTTCTTTCCAGTCAAAGTCTCCTTCAAGTAACATAGGTCTACCTGCATTAGCTGTTCCACTAAATCTATTATTAAGGTCTGTTAATAATTGTTGTCTTTGTGATTCAGTTAGATTTACAGCAAAACCTGCATCATCCTTAGGTTTAAAGATAACAGCACCACTTGGTCTTGCACCATTATTAAGTAAGTTTACATTGTGCTTACTAGCCATATTAAACTGGTCTATTTCAATAGCGGCAGCACTCATAGGACTTAAACCATAATAATCATCTAATGGATTCCATAATTTGACGTGCTTAACTTCACTAAAACCATTGTCTTGATCAACTTCATATACTTTTTGTATTTTTCCATTGATAACATATTCGTATTTATTAGGTATAGCGTTACCACTACCTTTAATATTAATACGATCAGGTCTTAACTGATGTAGTTCTTTAGGCGTACCTGTAAGCCCACCTACTTTAAGTATGTATGCATTACCACTAAGAAGAACATAACCAAATAAACTATTAAAAAACTCTGAGTAGGACTGTAAAGGGTTAGGTCTGTTAAGAAGGTCAATAAGTGGGTGTTGTTCAATTATCTGATCTCCTGCTTTAATTACGAAGGGTACAGCACTTGCACCTTTAGATATTTCATTAACACAACGATATACAATTGCGTTTTTTAAATATCCCTCTTTAGCTAAATCTTCATATTTGTAATTTTTAGGTTGATCAGTACCAACCCCAAAATAACCCATCATATTAGATTGTTTGACTTCTTGTTTTTGAATATTAAAAAGTCGTTGAAAAAATGTTTGTTGTGCCATTAGCTTATTCTCCAGTTTACTTGTCCTTTAGACTTGCTAAGTTCGGTTAATCCCCATACTAAAGCATCTAATCTATCAGGTGAACTATTTGTATCTCCTGTATAACTGCACATTTGCGATTCTAACTCCGAGAATACACCAACATGGTGAACTCTCTCTTGTTCATATAAAGCTGAGATTGGTTCTGCTCTTAGTATTTTACCCCTAGTTGCCCTAACACTTCTATAAGATATTTGATTATCTATGTTCCGTATAAGCCTTTCTACCAAATCTCCACCGTTATTAACTTCAGCTACTATCCTATCAGCTTCCCATTCATAGAAAGCATTAACAGCTATTCTACCCCATTTTTCAGGCGGATGTCTTCCTGATAAGTCCTCTAAAACATAATAATGATTATTATAATCTTTACCTACTACTACTATACCCGTTTCATCTGAATTTGCATTAGCTGTAACAGCAGGGTCAACAGCAACAATAATTTGTGAAAGTTCTTTTTTTTCAGATATTCTTGATTTATCAATTAAATTAGCATTCCATAAAGCACCCTCAAATGATTCTATTATTTCAGCATATAATTCTTGTCTTCCTAAATTAGTGCCTTCATATTTATCCTTTAGCATTGTTAAGGCACTGTCAGCTAAATTAGCTTCATTTTCAAATGTATTACCACTTGTTGTTATAACATCATCTCTAGCAATAAGATCTTTAATAATTTTATTAGGTTTTGGTGTTGTTGTTATTACACATTGAGGATTATTTCCAAGTCTTAAACCAAACATTAATTGATCAAATGCTTCAGGATATCTCCATGCCGCCAATTCATCACACCATGCTCTATGAAATTGAGGTCCCCTTAATCTATCAGGTTCAGATGCCGCATATCCTGTAATTTTGGAACCATTAAATAATCTCATTTCATTTAAAGATGAACTAAATCCTTTTTGATCAGGTGATTCTAAATAACATTCTTTAGGTACTATTGATAATAAACCTGAATTACCTCCAAAACAAACTCTTCTTAAATCACCAGCTGTGGGTGCAACAACGGCACAATTAGTATTTGGATTTCTTAATGCATATAAAGCTATATCTTGAGCACCAGTTCTTGTTTTACCCCAACCACGACCTGCTAATATTAACCATATATAATGATCAATATGAGGTTGTAATTGTTTATCTCTAGCTGTTTCTAACCAACTAGTGCGTAGCTTGAATGCTTGCGATTCTGCTTTTTTCAACTTCGTCAAGCAGTTCCATAGCTCTTCTGAATGAGTCGTTGTTTTCATTGACTGTTGCATCTATATTATGAGTTGCTTCTCCAAGTGCTAATTTAGCAGTTCGTTGAGCAGTTGCCAAAGCATTAGCAAGTGCATTTATTTGAGTGGGTATTAAACCTTTTTTACCCTTTTTCATGTTTTGATTATTAATTTGAATTGTTTGTCCAACTGTTGCAAATAATGCATTAGCTAAAGTTAAAGATTGATCATCTAATTGTATTGATTTACTTATATTATTTTTTTGTCTTTGTTTATCTAATTTTTTTTGATAATCAACTTGAAATTGTTCTTTTTGAATTTTCCAATTATCGGATTTAGCTGTTCTATAAATAGTACTTTGTGCAACATTATACTTTTTAATTAATTCATCTAATGTTGGATATATTTTTTGACCATCTTTATCAATACCATGAACAAAATCATTTCTAATTTTTAATCTTAAATTATCAGTTAATTTTTTTGGTGTTGTTTTTTTAGTCATTTTTTTCCATTTATTATCGCAATAATATTCCAAAAAAGCTTATAAAACAAATAAATTTTAAATACACAATATAAATTATCCCGATTAGGAATAAATTAGTCGTATAATATACTTGTTAAATTGAGAAAATGCTTTAATTAGCAAGGAAAAATAAAATGATAATAACTAAAGAAACAAAAAATTATAAAAACCATATATTTAATAATGTTCTATTATTAGCCGAAAAAGATATTTGGAATGTTATTTTTGCAATAACAAATGAATTTGGTATTGAATATGTTCCTAGTCCTATTGGTGGTGAAAAAGTATTCATTAATAAGCTTGTTGAATTAAGAACAAAACAAGTAGAAAATTTATAATGAGAGACAAACAAAGACAAAAAGTCTATGACTGGGAAGATTCTCAGTCATGGATGGTTAAGAAAAGTTATCTTACTCAAGATCAATGTCATAAAGTAATTAAAAAATTAAACAAAATTTTTAAACGTAAAATAACCCTTAGATTTAAAAATGGTAATGGTAAATGTTTTGCCAATCACTATGAGATTGTTATAAGAAATAAATGGGGTAGGTCTTATGGAGTTTTATTACATGAATATGCTCATCATCTTAGTACTGATTTACATGGTCGTGAATTTGTTTCAGAGTATTGTATGCTTTTACATTACTTACATCCTGATCAGCCATCCTTTAAAGATTTGGTTGCTAGTATGAATCAAGCCAATGTTGAGTTTAATGATTTTGAAAGAACCACCTGTAAGAAAAGATTGAGTAAAAGACACAAACCATTTCAATCTGTATGTACTACTCCTATACCTGAACCTAAAAAATATATTAAGAAAAGAACTTCACCTAAACAAAGGGTGCAAAAACTTTTAGAACAATGGGGTGATTATTATGATGTAGCAGAATATGACCATATAAGATTCAAATATGTAAACATTAATGAAAAAGAATATATGCCTGAATGTTGGACATGGAAAGAAGTTGAAGAATGTCTACTTGAAGCGATTAAGCAAAAGCTACATGAACACGAAGATTATCAATGGGAGGAATAATTAATGTAAATATTATCCCGATTAGGAATAAAGTAATCGTATAATATGGTAATAACAATGATAAAACGCTTTAATTAGCAAGGAAAAATAAAATGACAAACCAAGAAAAATACCAAACTGCACAAACTTTTAATGAAATAACTATTCTTTTAGATAAAGCTAAAGCTAAATTTGAAAATGAATTACCTCAAACTGCAAGGCTTAAATATGCTTTTACTTATTCTGATATAACCAAAGCAGAGGAAAACCTTGATAATATTTTTTATGAATTATTTTATAAGGAGGTTAAATAATGAAAGAAGTTAATAAATTTGATACTTTTCGTAATATTAGAAAAAAATATATTAGTTTATGTATTGGAACTATAGTTTTCAATTTACATAATGATGATACAAAGCCTTTAAATAAAACTCAAATAAAATATTTAACAAATTTCTTTTCAAACCTTTGTACAAATAAAAAATTGGCAACAGAAGGTCTATGGATGTCAGGTAGCTTATATGCAATAAATAAAAAAAATAATGTTGATTTTATGGCTGATTATGTAGGAAATAAATGGACTACATATTGTAATTTAAATCAAAAGCTAAACATATTTTATATAGATAGTAATGATTATGGTAGGGAAAATCCTTGTGTAACTATAGGTGATATTGCCTTAGAAAAAATTACTAAAGACATGTACAAAGAACTAGAAGATTTATATAAGTAACAAGATAGACTAATAAGGAGTAATTATGTCAATAGAATGTTTAAACCAAGCTTTAAAAATAGAAGGATTAACACCAACAAAAAAATTAATATTAGTTTTATTAGCAAATTATGCCGATGAAAAAGGAACTTGTTATCCATCATATAAACATATAGCTAAAATTATTGGATTAAAAACTGTAAAAGGGATCCAAAAAGCTATAAAAGAATTTGAAGAATTGGGTTTGTTAAAAATAGAACATAGAATATTAGAAAATGGTAGTTATACATCTAATAAATATCATTTAATGTTGGGTGGGTTTTTAAAAGACCCTACCCCCATGAAAGTACCTAGTCTAGGTTCGTCAAAGACTAATAATACTAAAGTAAATACAAAAACTATAAATATTAATTTAGATATCTTTGAAGAATTTTGGAAAATATATCCAAGAAAAGTTGGTAAAAAATCTGCATTAAAAATATTTTATAAATATGACGAAAAAAATTATAAAAAAATTATATTTGGTGCCAAATGTTTTGCTAAAGAAAATATAGAAAATGATATTAAATATATACCACATCCTTCTACGTGGTTAAATCAAGAAAGATGGGTTGATTATTTTGAAACTGATAAATATGGAAATATTATTCAACCTAAACAAATTAAAAAAATAAGTAATTTAGCAGGATAGTTTTGAATAAATAAAAATAATCGTAGTATTAATAAAAATTACAGGAGTAATACAATGACAATAGAACAAGCTATCAGAGAAAATGATTTAGTTTTAAAACATCAGCAAATTGGTACACAAAAAGTTAAATGTCCAAAATGTCAACCACCACATAATCCAAGAGATAATCCATTATCAGTAACAATTAATGAAGATGGAATTGTTTGGAAATGCCACCATTGTGATTGGACTGGTGGTAAAACTACAGGACATATATATAGACCATATAATAAACCTTCTTACATTGCACCTGAGCCACCACAAATTGATTTAAATAATTCTAATAGTATGTATACCTATTTTAAATCTAGAGGCATTACAAAGGATATAGTTAATAATTATAAAATATTTCAAGAAAGTTATTGGTTTGGTTTTCAATATTTTGATGAAAATGGTCAATTAACAAATATTAAATATAGAACAGCTGATAAAAAATTTAGACAATCCGCCAATGCTAAATCAATTTTATATAACTATGATCGTATATGTAATGCGGAAACAATTATATTTACAGAAGGTGAAATGGATGTATTAGCTTTAGCTGAAAGTGGATTTAATAATGCAACAACTTTACCAAATGGCGCACCAAAAGAATTTAAAGGTGAAAAAAATGATGCAAGATATAAAGCATTAGAAAATTGTAAATTAATTGCTAAAAAAATAATCCTATTTACTGATAATGATGAAGCAGGAAAAGCTTTACATAAGGAACTATTACATAGATTTGGTAAAGATTTATGTTGGTATGTAGAAATACCCGATAACTGTAAAGATGCTAATGAAATTTTATTAAAATATGGTGCATTAAAATTAAAAGAAATTATTAATAATGCTATTCCATATCCTATTAATGGTTTATATACAGCAGGTGATTATTATCAACAAGTAAATGATTTATATGATGGTAAATATGAAAGACCAACTACTATAGGTTTAAAAGGATTAGATGATATATATAAAATAATGACAAGTACATTTCATGTAATAACAGGTATACCAAATCATGGTAAAAGTTTATTTTTAGATCAAATATTAATTAAATTAGCAGAAGATAATGATTGGAAATTTGCTATATTTTCTCCTGAACATTCTACTTCAATGCATATAAGACGATTAATTCAAATGTATATAGGTAAAAATTTTGATGAAGGTTTTAATGACAGAATGACAAAAGCAGAATTAATTAAAGGTTTACATTTTATTCATAATCATTTTTATTTTATAGAAACAAAAGATAGCATTCCTTCAATAAATTTAATTTTAGATATAGCTAAAAGCGCAGTATATAAGCATGGTATTAAAGGTTTAATTATTGACCCATTTAATGAAGTTTCAGCTATTAGATCTGGCAATCAAAGAGAAGATGAACATATAAGAGATTTTATATCCTTATGTAAAAGATTTACTAGAATATATGAAATAGTTTGTTGGGTTGTTGCTCATCCAACTAAATTACCTAAAACAAATGAAGGTTCATATATGCCACCAACTGCATATGATATAAGTGGCGCGGCTCATTGGCATAATCAAGCAGATGCTGTTTTAACTGTTCATAGAGATTTTGATGAAAATACAACAGAGGTAATAACAAGGAAAATTAGAGAACAAGATTTATATGGAAAAATAGGTAGTGCTAAATTTTCATATAATTTAAAAAATAAAAAATATGAACCATATACAGAAATTGATGAATGGGAAGATTGGAATGATTAACCAATAAATTCAAATGAAGCTGTTAATCTATCAGAAGATATAGATTTGTTCATTTTAGCTATATCTTTTCTAATACCAATAGTTTTGCCTCTTTCTTTATTAGTTCTTGAAGGTTTTCTTGTCATTATCCAATTTTTACTTGCAGTTAAACCATGTATAAAAGATGGAGAACTTGTTACTAATCGCATTCTATAACCATTATTAACATAATCTTTTGCTAATATAGACATAAATCTACCTCCTAATCCTATACCTTGATAATCCGGTTTAA